GCTCCGCCGCATTCTGTGCATGGTAGCGGTAGCTGTGCTTTGATGTTGGCTCGTGCTTTGCGTACTGTGTGGCCTGACCAGCCGACAGCATCGTGATGCCTAGACATGTAACCATGTTATACCGGCATGTACATAATTGTCAGGACTAAGGCCGTAAAGGCTGCGAGTGTCGCACCTCTGGCTATGGCTCTAATCGTGTAATAGGTTTTACTTCTTGGCTTATTCATGCGTCTACTTTCCATACGTAGATGTTGACGCTTGAGGCGAAGAGTGTGTAGTCTTTGGTGATTCGTAGATCGACTACTTGTGCGTCATCTTTCCATATGCCTGCATCGGTTGCGCTGTCGAGGATTGCACGCGCGAGCTTGTCCACATCGGGCTTTACGGTCATGTGTTTGCGTGTGACTGTTTTCGGCCTTGATAGTTTGACATTGATACGTACTGCAATAGCTCCCTCGATTGGGTCGATGTGATGCTGTGCCATGAGTGTTTCGGTGGCGTGTTTGCGCCAGCCTTTGAGGTTCTTGTTTGACTCGTAGAGGAAGCCTGCGCGGCTGACTGCTTTTGAGCCTTGTGGTATGGCTGTCCCGATTATGTGGTATTCATACATTTCTTTCACTCCAGACTGGTTTCATGAAGTCTGTTGGTTCTATGCAAAGCACGAATACGAGTGCTTGCATTTCATTTGCCGATATTTCTCTTATCCCTTTTTCAACTTTGTAGACTGTTTGGTTAATCCAGTTAAAGCCGAGTATTTGCATTTTTTCAGCCAAGGTTTCTTGCTTTAGGTTTCTTTCTATTCTCCATGCTTTGAGAGCTTTGCCCATTGTTTCGTCGTTAATTATAAGGATGTTTTCCATGGTATTTTTTTCCTGTTTTTCTAGAATGGTACTTGGTCGTTTTGTTGGATTGGTTCAGGCGTTACGGGTGTAAGGATCTCGTAAGTCGGATTGTTGATATTCATATCGACGGTCTGCTTCACTTCGCCTTGCTGGTTTTTGTATTCGCGCATCTTCCATGAGAGCTCGCCGGTCACGTTTACTGATGCTCCGAGTGGTGGTCGGTCTGATGCCCATACTGTGAAGCTGCGCCCCCAGTCTTGACCGGGTACTTTCACTTCTACTTTGTACCCTGTGCCTGTAGCGTTAAGCAGGCTTACTGCAGCGTTTTCGAGTTTGATGCGTATTGTCATTTGTAGATTCTTTCTGTGCAGGTGGTGCAGTTGATTGCGTTGTATTCGTGTTGGCATTGTGTGCCGTCTATGAGCATGAGCTGAGTGCAGCAGGTTTCGCATTTGGTGAGTTTGTCACCGTGTCTGCATGTTGGTTGACCTGTGGCACGTTTTTCGAGCATTGGTATGTCTCTGGCTTTCTGATCATTGGCGATGGTTTTCGCGTTGCCTCTGACATGTTTTGGCATGAGGTATTCGGTGCTGATCTTGAAGTGCATCTTTACGGCTTCAAGGGCGTATTCGTATTCGAGGTCTTTGAGTGCATCGTGCCATGCGGTGATTGTTTCGCCTGTGAGTTTGCGATGGTCGTATGCGCTAGCGACTATCAAGAGCTCTGATGTTTGTTCTAGGTTCATGGTGGTTTTCTTTCTGTGGTTTTGGGAAGAGCTTAGCATGAAGTTCAAGGTTGCTTTGCGTATTGGTTTTCGGCGTGTCGCGTGTTTGTGTTCTGCGTACCCAGTTTCGCCATGTTGCTGCCCAGTCTGCTTTGACTCCTTTCGAGCCTGATACGGCTTGCCAGTAGTCTCGAAATTCTTCGATCGTGTTGTCGATGTTTAGGTCGGGTCGAATGTTTTGTGCCCATTCGTATAGTTCTTCGCTGGGTTGCCAGTCAGCTTCGATTCGTTTACCGCGCTTAATATTATTTATATCTATATTATTAATATCTTCTTTATATATGTCTATATGTATATTGTTCTTAGTGTCGGGTTTCCCTACGTAGGCTTTTCCTACGTTGGATTTCCCGACGTAGGCGACACGCCCAGCTTTACGCGGTTTTGGGCTAATAGTTGTGTAGGTGTAGTCACCGAGACGGCCTTGCGCGTCCCGTTCTCTTTCGTCGCTCTTATGCAGATATCCTGCAGCCAATAGCTCTTTGATCGCTGAGCGTATTTGGTCTTTCCCACACCCGTTAGCTTTAGCGAGGCTGGTAATAGTCATAGCCCAGCCGGGTGAGTGTGTGAGTATTTGAGCGAGTAAGCCCTTAGCTTTCAGGCTGAGCTTTTCGTCGCGCAGCCATGCGTTAGGTATTTGTGAGTAGTTATCTTCGAAGTCGAGCTTTGTTCTAATTAGCATGGTATTCTTCTTTCTAGGCTTTCTAAGCCTGCCCCTAGGTTTGTGGTATTCCTAGGGGCTCTAATCTTTTCTGCTACTGATCTAAGTGCAGGCCTGCTTCTTGTATGAGCAGCTTAGTCTCTCGTGAAGCGTTTGCGCGGTTAGCCTCGGTGTAGAGAGCTCGTGCTTCTTCTTTAGTCTTCAGTTCGCCTATACGTTTAGCCCAGTCCACCGAGTCATTCTTCACAAAGCGTACGCCTTGCATTTCTTCGTAGCTAGGTTTGTCTGAGCCATATAACACTGCCAGCGCCCTACCCCGGGCTGCGGTTTCCGCCTTTTGAAGAGCCGTAAGCTTTGCTGCGCCGCCTCCACCGTCGCGCTCGAAAGCCCAGCCTGTGCACTTGGGTAGGTCTGCAGCTTGATCGCCAGTATTCAGGTACACGCGAGCTTCGATGACCCATTCACCGCGCTGCCGGTCTTCGTTCTTCGTATGATTGATTGTGATTATGCGGCCGTCTTCGTGGTCTTTGTTAAAGCGTTTGATGCGTTTGTGAACAAATTCGTATTCGGCTGATATTGCCATGAGGTCACTTTCTGTAGTGGTATTACTTGGTATTTTTGACAGTCAAGAAAGGTGTGCCACCGTTTCGTGCTTGCCGTGAGAATACCTTAGCACCATCTACTAGCCCATGCTTGGAATTCTGCATGCGATCTAGTACACGTGATTTGAGCTCTAGGACGCGCGAGGCTGCGCTCTCTGCGACTTTGACAGCCTCTGAGTAGTCTTCATACATTTCGGTTAGATCGACCTCTGTATCGTCGATTTCTGGGTGAAGCTTTCTGACTGTTTCGTAGGTTGATTGTGCGCCGTCGAAGTCTGGGACTCGGTCTTCGTACAAGTAGTTCATGAATTCTTGTGCTGCGACGTGAGCTATGTCTTGCTCCCAGCTGTTTGCTTCGATCTGGTACTCTTCGTATTTGTTGCCGTGAAAGAGCACTGCGACGTAGGCCGTTTTGAGCCCTAGTACTTGTAGATACCATTGCACTTGCGTTTCGTAGTATCGTGGTACGCCCTCTCGCCATTCGTCTTCGTACATGGCTGTCTTGATCTCTAGCACACCGTATGAGCCGCCCTCGGTCTGGTAGATGCCGTCTGGGTTTGCAAACATGAAGCCGTACTCGTTCGACTGGTATGTGCCTACGTTTGCCTCTATTTTGAGCTCCGGGTGATTTTCTGCAAACTTTTCAAAAATGACAGGTTCGAGCCGGTTGCCCCATTCCATTTGCTCGCTTGTCGGGTTGTCGAGTAGTTTGCCGGTCTTCTGAGCCCAAAGCGTGTATGCGCTAGTCCACTTTGAAAGGCCGAGAATAGCTGCCACATCTGAGCCGCCGATACCTTGCCGTCTAACCCTGAGCCATTCTTCTGAGCCGGGTGCTGCATCTGAAACTTTTGAAGCTGTGGTAGTGAAGTTCATACCTGCAGGCTACGGCATAGCACTGACAGCGAACGTCTCCAACATTGTGATGAGTGCCAGCATGGCTGCGATTAGCACTGCGCCGATTGTCCAGCCGTTCACCCTTGGCTGTTTCTGAGCCTGCAAGACAGCTACTGACTGCTCGATAGCGCGTATACGGTCAAAGAGCTCTGCTTCTGATTGGTTTCGTAGAATTAGCTGCTCTTTGATATACGCGAATTCTGTGCGAAGTAGCCTGAACTCGGTTACGAGCTCATGCATTTCCGATGGTGGTATCTGCATTTCAATTCAGGCCTAACTTTTCGCGTTCGCAATTGCTAGGGCTGAGAAAGGCGCAGCCAGGTTAGCGACGACAGCTGAGCTGATTACGAGCCATACGGGCTGGTCGATGTTTGCGGCTGCTAGACCTACTGCAGTGTTACCTACTGCGAGCGCGAGTGCTGCGTAGATCGCGTAAGCAATTTTGCGGCCTTTGGCTGTAGGTATGACTGCGCCGAGGTGTGACTCTGCAGGCGTGACTGTTGAATATGGGTTTAGGTCGCTCATGCTTGCATCCTTTTCGCTGCGTCGTCGTTTACAGCTTTAGCTAGAGCTGCGTAGTCTGTTGCTGCGCCTGCAGATGCGTTTCGTTTAGCCATGTCTCTCAAAACTTTATTCATGAATTCGATTTCGCCGTTATTAAATGAGTCTGGCGCTGCAGTTGTTGCATCTATAAGTCTTTTGAAAAGGTTGTATTGTCCCATGTCTGAAAGGTAATGGAAGCCGTCTTCTGTGACTAGGTAGCCTTTGCCGTCTGTACTGCTCCACGTTAGTCGCATAAATTTCTCTTTCTGTGCCGTTCTTGTTGGGTTGTTTTTAGGTCGAAGATATCCCAGCATGTTTGCTTTGCTTCGATTGTAAGTTTGGTAGGTGTATCTGTTGAGCTCAGCGTTTTGTTCTTTAGTGCCGAATGTTGAGCCATCCCACGATCTGACAACTACGCCGATATGGCCGTCTGTTGAGTTGTAGATGCCCCCACGAGATACAAAGATGTCGCCCGGTTCAGGGTTTGCGTGTGATGGTAGTTGCGTGTAATTGCTCGTAAGCTGCAGGTAACGTGCGAAGTCTGTGCTCCATTGGTATGCGCTGGCTACTGGTACGAAAGCACCGCCTATAACTTGCTCGTGATAGAGGTTTGCAAGCGCGACACACTGGTCAAAGTTATGATTCAGTATGCGCGTACCGTTAGGTATTGCTACAAACTCATCCCACAGCATTGGTTAGCTTTCTGGCATTGGGAAGCGTTCGCGTATTTCGTCTACCTTTGCAAGCCATGCGGCTTTAGTTACGCCGTCTTCGCTGCGCTGATATTTGAAAAATAGAGGGTCTGATTCTTCCGAATAGGCGGCTTTTCTTTGCGACTCAACTGCAAAACATGCGGCTTTATTCTGAACTTCAGGCCACTGATCTTCAAGTTCAGCTTTTGTCGGCTTTGGAGAATCTTCAAGCCAAGTTAGCCCTTTGTATTCTTCCCCGATTAAAGACCAATTTAAGCCGGAATAGTTTGTTTGTAATATAAGCGGAATATCCATTTTTAGCCCTGAATTTCTAAAATAGTAATCGAAGTATAGCCAATTGAAGTATTATCTTGTGATCTGTTAAAGTAAACGGTCGGGGTAGCGCCGCCTACCGAGTGCGCGCCCTGCATTTTGTAAGTAATGCTCGACGTAGTTGAAGGGCTATCTAAATGTTGAGAACTAATCGTGTACAAGCCTCGAGTGCTGTCGCTTGAAGTGTATTCGTTTGTAACCGTGTAGAGTGTTGTCGCGCCTCGTAAACATCTAACAGAGTTCAGGCTTCTGAAGGTCGCTTGACTGTTTGCAATATAGGCGCTGCTTAGTATCAAAAATTTAGAGCCGGAAGATTGCGGCGTTAAAGTAATGCTTGCCCCGGTAAAGTCGTTGAATGTATTTGCGGCTAAAGTTGCCGATTGTGTTGTCGTCGCTTTAGCGGAATATACGTTTATAACTTTTAGATTAGTTTGAAGAATACCTACTTGCTCAGAGGTTGATTCACCAAGTTTGTTGAGCAGTGCGGATGCTGTAGTTTCCGAGTCGTCTTCACCATACTGCCAGATGCCGTTAGCGTCTAGTGCTCCTGTAGCCATTAGATTACTTCCTCTATGTCTCTTATTTCTAGGGTCATTCTATCAGCTGGTAGAGCCCAGTTGATAGATTGGATTATTGCCGTTCGTAAGGGTTCGCCTTCAACATCTATTGTGAGCGTCTGGCGCGGTCTAGCATTGTAGTCGCTTATTGCTTCGACGTCGAAAATTTCGCCTCGTGTGCTCCCTCTGGAGACTAGCGCGAAAGCTGCGCCAAATAAAGGCGTTTCGGTGCTGTCTTTGACGAAGTAAGCATGCTTCGAGTAAGTGCTTGCAGATCCGTCAGCGTCCCCGCCTGTTATGACGTTTTCGTTACGGTACTCGATGAAAGCGTACTGGAAGAATCTCGGATTATCCCGGTCTATCACTGTTTTAAGTGCCGTTATGTTACTGTCATCGGTTAGAGTTAGCTCGCCTAAGACAGCTTCTGGCTCTTCAAGCCTAAACTTGCCTGCCTCGTCGCAATAGAATACAAGGTTAGCCTGTTTTACCACCGAGTCTATGTAGTCCCAGGCTGTTACCTCTGGCTTCCAGTTGTAATCGAGAGCCGGGCTAAAGGTGTAATCTGCAAGGCCGGGTTCAAGTGTTAGCTCAGCGCCTACTACGCCGCTTAGCGTGTAATTTATTAAGTCTCTAAGTGAGGTGAATGACGTACCAAATGCGGGTAAGAATTTGAAGCGCCGCGCATCCTGCAAGAATGATTCGTGCGATTCAAGTCTAAGAGTGGTTTGACCTGAAACGTAGTCTTTTTCGACTGTTCGCAGCATGAGGTTAGCCTCGAATACTGTAGAAGGTGCAGGGTTGAAGCTTCCCTCCTCATGCAGAAAGTCTGACATGACCCATATATCTCCGAAGCCTGCGCTTGTCCATTGTGAAATGTCTCCGCCGTAAGCTGCCGTGATCGTAGACAACGGTAGACCCGGCTCGAAGACATTCCAAGGCTGTGTAAAGTCGCGCGTAATATCTCTAAGCCTTACCGGTGTGTAAGCTGCCGTAATAGCGGCAACTGAACCGCCGAAAGCTTCAGTAAGGTCGCGCACGTAAAGCAGGTCGCCGAAGTCTTGTTGCAAGCGTAGACCTACAAAGATACCTTCGCGAGGGTCTGCCCAACTAGGTAAGTCTTCGTTACGGATAACTGCAGTAGCTTGAACGTACGGCGACCAAGCTTCATCTACGGTCACGTTTACACTAATAGGGCTTACCGTGTCGACTGTGACATCGCCCGGGAAGAAATTCAGAGCAGCGAAGTGCTGAGATAGCCTAGCCATGATTAGGGCTCGACTTGCTGAATATCTGCGCTAATTGTCCATAAGTCTGCGCTGTCTATTTCTAGACCTCGCGTGATGTCGCCAGCGATGACAAAATAGAGCGAAGTTGATGGTTTTGAGCTGTCTACAAGTTCGAAAATATGCCCAGTGTTTAGCTGATTAAAAGCTTCAACCGAGTCAGCTTCACTAGTGAATAGCATTTCTAGGGTAGATGTTTGCAGCGTAGCTCCGCCGAAAGTGATTGCCACGCCGCCGCTAAGTAGCTCGTGAACGACGTTTCTGCTGCTGGTTGATGATTCTGCCGAGTAGCGTAGGTATGGGCTGAAAGTTCCAACGTCTGAAGATATTACGGGCTGAACGTATACCATTAGTCTAAAGCCTTTCCGTTTCGGTCTACGATCGTAGCCTTGATCTTAATAGGTGTACGCTCTGCATTAGTGATGAATTGGCTCAGCGACTCTTTTGCCGCTTTCGTGTTCATCTCGGCATCTACTTTAGCCTGAACTGGTTTCTTGAAAGCCTCTTCTAGTACGCCCTTAGCTTCACCCGATGAAGTCTTAGCAGCCTCGGTCAGGCTGTCAGTTATAGTGGCTTTAGTCTCTGCAGCTACGCTAGGGTCTGAAAGCCCTGCAAGAATAGCTGAAGCTTGTTCTACGCCCATAGCGTCGAGTGCTTGCTTCTGTTCTGTAGTAAGCCCTGACGAGGCGAGCGCTGTCTGATAATCGAAAAGCATCTTTTTGCGCTCTTCGATGGCTGCAGCGTATGCGGTTATATCAAATATGCCAGTTTCTGCGTTTATGTAATCACTTACACTATTTACTACTTCATCGTAAGCTGCGTCGATGCTAGCGATGGCTGCAGCTTTAGCTTCATACTCTGCGCCCTGCGCTTCAAGTAGGTCTTCTTCGGCTTTCTGAGCTTCTTCGCTCGCTCTCTTTGCCTCTTCGAGCGCGCCGACAACTTTGTCTATTGCGTCGTCTTCATCGCCTAAAGCTTTTACCCTGGCATCGTTTAGCTCTATGCCTCTATGAGTTGTGCCTTGAAGAGCTTTTTGCGAGTCGAGCAGCTCGTCTATCGTGTCTACGTTGCCAGCGAGAGCTTCAGCAAGGTCGCTGAATTCTACACCTGAGTCTTTAGCCATCTTTTTAATTGACTCTAGACTTAGGGCACCGTCATCTGTTGCCAAGGCGAACTCTTTGAGCTGGTCTGAGATGTAGCCGTAGCTTACGTTTCCGTCTTCGCCTGCTTCGATAAGCTCGGTCGCCAGCTCAGAGACTTTAGCCCTGAACTCTTCTGCGGTGAGTTGCCCGTCTTCAAATGCTTTAATAACTAAACCGACAGCCGCAGCACCTGCAGCACCTAGTACGAGCCCAGTAGGCCCGAGATCGGTTACAAGACCGCCTAGAGTACCCTGTACGAGGTCGCCCATAGACTCGACTGAGCCGTCGAAGCTTGAAGTGACCTCTGAAAGATTGCTCTTGAACTCATCTTTGATGGTTTTAGCTGCTGTTTCGCCCTCACGTGCAGCGCCTTTGAAGCCCTTACCAAGCCCGTCTTGAGCATCTTTACCGGCTTTAGAGGCCTCTTTAGCCATGTCTTTGAAAGACTTTTCAAGCTTTTCGGTAGCTTTATCGCCATCTTTCGCGACATCGTCAAGACTATCCGCTACATCTTCGAGCTCTTTCTCGACGTCTTTAGTGCCTCTCAGGAAGTCTTTAACATCGCTGAGGAAGTTTATCCGTATTCCCTTAGCCATTTTCGCCCGTTTCTACCGCTTCACTGATAACTTGTACCGTAGTTTGTACCCACATCGCTACTGAGCGCGACACGATCTCTTTGCCTGTCTTGAACGCAAACTTACCTTTACGGTTATTTGGTAAGAATCCAGTCATAATTCTACGCTGATAGGCGTACTGTGTTTCGCCCCTGCGCCCCTGAATCGTAAACTGTCTCGGCTTAGTGCCAAACTCTGCAGCTTGCCAATTCTCTTGAGGTGTAAGCGTAGAGCCAGCCCTAACAGGTTTGCTATTAGTTGCCGCGTGCACCTCTACCCCTTGCGTACCTACACCGACTCTAGTGCCCTTGAGCAGTAGAGCCGCGTGTAGGTTCGCGTAAGGTCTTGCGTTGATCTTTTCAGCGATACCACCGCGCCAGTCTGGCAGTATCTTTTCACGTGTACGCCGGTACATTTCAGGGCGTAGCTCTTTATCTACAGTCTTTAGTGCTAGTACTATCGCCTGTAGTTGTTTCGAGCCCTGTACCGAAAGCACAAGCCTAAGCGGCTGGCGTGAAGACAGGCCGCCCTTGAACTGGCAAGCTAACGGTCGCAGTGCTGTAAGCGTCTACAGCTCCACCGATAGCACCGTCTACGATGATTACCGTCGCCGAGAATGAGCCGCCCGAGCCTGAACGTGGCTTGAACGTGAGGCTAACCTCTTCGCCTGCATTGTTGAACAGGTAAGCGCTGAGAGAGTCTTCAGTCTCCCAGTCTTGCACGTATGCAAGGTCGCACATCCAAGTAGCTGCGCCGGTCTCCGTGAAGACTGCTTCAGGGTTCAGCCCCTTGAACGTCGCTGAGCTTACCGAGGGCGTGAAAGTTACTGAGCTTACATGCTTCTCGTAGGTGTCGCCGTCTACTGTGAGTACTACGTCTTTGAGAAAGAGTGGGTCTACTGCGATCTGAGCCATTTTATTATTCCTTATCTGTTACTACGGTTAGTTCTATCTTGTATGCCGGTGCTTGATTGTCACCAAAAGTCGAACGCTCGGCGCTAGACCAATTCAGCCAGGTGAGCTCGTCAAGTGCAGGGATAACCTCGTCGAGTAGGTTGTCAAGTTGGTCTTCGCTGCGCTTAGGGTCTACGTTAGGGCTCACTATCCACAAAGCGAACGTGTTGAAGTAGTCGCCGAGAGCGTTAGGTGCTTTCTCTACGCGCTCCCTGTATAACATAATTACAGGGCGTTGCGTTTCTACACCGTCAAGCCCTCGAGGCACGTCTACGATCTTTACACGAGCAGGCAGTAAAGGCTTCAAAGCGGCTGCAAGGTCTGCGCGCACAGTCATTAGTACACGCTCCCTATGGCTCGCTTAGGGCGCAACATGGCTCGGATAGTGAAGTCTAGAGGGAATACTCTAACAGCGAAGCCCTCGATGCCTACGTTGTCGTTTTGGTTAGCGATAACAGACTGGTAGATAGCGCGTGCCTGCATGAGCTGCGCCTGAACGTAGGCCAGCGGTGGCAGTAACGCTTCACCGAGAGCAGGCGCGTAGTCAAGGCACTGCTCTTTCGCTGTTTGAAGAATTTGGTGAAGCAGTACGTCATCTAGAGGTGCGTCTGCCCATTGTGCGCGTGCCAGTTCGAGAGTGAGCCAGCCGTTGAGCTCTTGAACGATGAACTTGTACGGTTCGCACTGTACAGATACGCCGCCCTCATCCGTGAAGGTAACAATGATTGTGTGAACGCCCTCGGTCTCAAGAATAGACTCGGTAGGCCACGTGAACTCAAGATGGTTGCCGTGCTCTGAGCCTGAGAGCGCGCCCAATACTTCGCCAGCCGGTGAAAGCATGTACGCTTCCCAGCCTGCGAATTGGTTGATAGCTACAGCGTCGCCGTCTTGGTCTACAAAGTCGGCGCGCGTAGGTGATACAGGTACGTCACCTATCCAGAGAGAGCCTAGCTCGATGAGTGGCAGGATAGCCATAAGTTAGACCCTTTCTGTGATGGTTAGGGGAGCGACCGATTGGCCGCCCCCCGATTCAATTACGCCCCTGCGACAACCTTTACGAGCGCGTCTGCGTTCGTAACTGCTGCTGCATGGTAGCCGAACATTCCGATGTCGAAGCCGCCAAGTACCATATCCGTTGCCTCTGCACGGATAGGTGAGCCTAAAAGCTCGAACGACGTAGCTGCCTCACGAGCACCGATGAGGATGGTGTCATCGTCGAGCTGCGTTGATGGCAACAGGGTGAAGCCGCCTACGCTACCGTTATCCAGCCCGATGGTTGGGTTGAGGTATGCGAGCTTTGAGCTGTCTTCGGTCTCTACGATCTCGCGGAAGAGGTCGAGAGACAGAATAGCGAACGTAGGCTGTGCTACATCCACTACAGCGTAGTAGCCGTCGAGCAGTTTACCGAGCGCGGTGGTCGCGTCTGGGTTTACCTCGGTAGCGCCTGCTACGAGAGCGTCGAGTGTAGCCTCATCCGTGATGCGTGCGTAGCTTTCGACCATGCCGCGCAGAGCTGACTCGATAACATCCGTGCGACCAAAATCGCGGAATTCTCTAGCATAGTCATGGCTTCCGGCGTAGCGTTGCCCTGTGACCTCGAAAGACTCGGTTACTGGTACGTTCGATGGCACGGCAGTCTTGTTGCCTGTCCATTCGCTAACCTCTGGCTTGGTTACCCAGCGCCATGCCTGCATGGTGAGAGCAGTCATCGTGCCCTGCGTGATGAGGGGGATATACTTGCGCTCGTAGGTCTTACCTGTCCACAGTTCACCGAGCCACTGTGGCTGAGCGGTGTTGATACCTACTGAGCCCTCTGAGTCAAACTCAATATCTGACAGAGCTGCGAACAGTGAAGTAACAGCGCGGCCATCGTCGCGCTTCATTACCTCGGCGAACAGTGAGCGGCTGCCCGATTTAGCTGCAGTAGCCAAGTCAGTCATAAAGCTGCTCAGGTTGGTTGGTGCTGGCGCGGCCTTGCGCGCCTGCAGGGTCTCTGGTGCGGTTGCTTGCGCCATTTCTTCTTCCTCTGTTTCTTCTTCGGTTTGTCGAATGAATTCGACCTGTGTAACTTCGTTTGTTTCGGGATCTACTGTGTTTACTAGTACCATTTCGGGAATCTGTTCCTCGGTGTCGACCTCGATGCGAATATTCTCGCCCTCGGTGTCTTCAACGATGTCCAAAATTTCCGCCTTGAGCGTGTTATCTGCCATGCTCTCGGTCTCCATTTCTGTATCTTTGGCGTATTCTGCCATCAGTGCCGCGCTCGGGAACGCCCCTTGCTCGACTACAGCCGCGCCAAAGAGCACGCCTGAGACTGCTTCACGTGACCGGATGACCACGTTCTTGACCTCTGCAGAAAGCTTTGAGCGTGTGCCGTCTGCTATTTCTGCGAGTACTGTGTCGCCCTCTTCCGTTTTGGCGATTTTGAAAGTGCCAACGATACCGGCAGGCGTGTCATTGAGTTGGATAGCGCGACCGATAGGCTCTTCCCTATCGTGTTGCACGTTGAGCGTTACTATGTCAGGGTCTGCAGGGATAGTGACCGAGCCTGAGCTGATACTGAACTTACCGAGGTTCGTGTTACCGAGCTCTCCGTAAGGGAGCAGTAGCCCGGTTACGATTCGCTCTTCAGTGTTTGCGTAGAGGCTGCCTGCCTCTATCTGAACGTCTGCCATTAGTCTGCCACCTCTGCACCTGTAGCCGGTTGTGTTGTGCTGTAAAGGTCTGAAAGGTCGAAGCGCACTCGTGTGCCTGCTGGTACTACGTCATCCATTGAAAGGCGCTGCTGAATAGGTTCGAGCCAGTAAGGCAACGTGAAGTCTGCGAATTCGTTGCGCTGCCCCTCTTGTGTCGAGTAGGTGAGTGATGCTGTCGAGAGGCTGGCATCCATGAGAGCTGCAGGGATACCTAAGAAAGCGCCGATGTCAATTCGCAGGAAGTTGCGCCCCTCGATGAGCAGCGATGCTTCAGTCTCTCCGTGAGCACGAATCTCGATGTTATGAGGCGTAAAAGCTATCGCGCCGTTCTCATCCATGCGAGCTGCAGCCCAAGCGTTCACAAGTGCGAGTACTTCGTCAGGTTCTAGAGGGTCGTCAGTGGTCGCGTGAAGTTCTATAGCAGGGATAGGGTTTTGAGACTTACTTAACACTGACGATTCTAGCTTAGCTCCGGCTCTGATCGTGCGAGAGCCTACCTTGAGCAGCCCCTCGAACGCGCCAGGAATGAGTATAACCGAGTCAGCTTCAGCGTCTACAAAGCTGCCGGTAGCGTCTTGAATCTGAATTACGCCCTCTGGCGTGACCTGCCAGCGCTCGATAGGGCAACGGTCGCCGCGTACGATAGCGCCCTCTGAGTCGCGTTCTACGCCCCAAAGTGACCATCCGCTAAAGATGAGGTCGTCGATAGTCCAAGCCATACGATGCCAAGGCGAGACTTCGCCGTCTGTGTCGAACATCCACGAGTGTTCGCTAGTTACGTCTTCATTCTGTGCATTCAGTGCGCGAAGAGGGTAACGTGCGATAGTGCTCACGAGAATCTGGCGTGCCTTAGCTACTGCCGGTATGCTCATAGCTTCAGCGCGGCTAACGATGTTAGCTTCAGCGCCAAAGATGTCCGACCATACGATCTGCGAAAGCTGCCCCTGCTGCCAAGGCGAGACGATGCCAGAGCGAGGGTAGCTGTTAGGGTCGCCGAGCTGTTCGCCGGATTCAATGAGACGAAGAGCGTTACGAATACCCATAAGCGAAGTATAACACTACATGTTAGACGTTACAATAAAGGTTTTCGCCGTAGGTTTGCCTAGATCGTAAGCTCGTAAAGCGAACGTAGCGGCTGCGATAGGTGTGATATCGCCCTGAGATTGCCGCCTGCCCCATGCGAAGCCGTGTTCGCCGAGTGGTCTCTTGACAACATTCTTGGCAGCTTCGTCAAGTGAGGGCTGAGCGAAGTGTCTAAGAGTGCGATTATTGACCTCTTTCATGAACGTGGCGCAGCCGGGTGAGAGGTCTCGGTACGCTAATGGCTGCAGTTTAGGGCGCGGCCTGAGCCTATGCAGCGCTTCAGCTTCCACAAGTGCTGCGCCTACGGTGTCATGCGAGATAGGCATACGATACTTGCGTGCAAGCTGCTCAAGTCTTGGCACGAGCCATTCAGTGCCAGGCTTATGCTCTACGATCTCAACGAAAGCTAAACCTTTGTCGCGCCATGCTACTGCGACGCATGCTACCGAGCCGTCGATGCTGACATCGTAAGCGAGCGCGAAGCGTTCAGGCTTCTTGACGAATGTAGTTTCACACTCAGCCCAAGCCTGCATGTCGATGGCGCTCGAGCTGTAATCTTCAGGCCATATGCCAAGGTACTCGCGCATGAACTGCGGCAGTGGCAACTTGGTGAAGCGTGCCTCTACAGTCTCTAGATCTGTGAGCGTACCTATGCCGGGATGAGCTGCCTGCCATAGTTCAGGGTTCGCGGCCTCATCGGTAGTGGTGTCTGCAGGTGCTGCGAATTCTACGATGCCAGTACCCTTGACCTGCTTGCGCCCCTCTTCGAGAGTCTCCCAGAATAGCCCTGAACGCTGCAGCCCTGCAGTACCTGCCACTATGAGCTGAGCGCCCGGTCTCGTATCCATCGTCGGTAGTATCGCGCCGAGTAACTCGCTTGAAGCGTCGGCATCGTGCTCTTGTGCCTCGTCGAGTATTATCATGTCGCCAGCGTCGCCGCGAAAGGCATCTGGTTTAGGTGGCAGTACTTGGAAATGTGACCCGTTCATAAAGGTGAGGTTCTGATTACCTGCGCCTCTTAGTATGCGAAAGCCGCGTGCATCTGGGTCAGGTTGTACACGCTCAAGCATGCGAGCCATGTCTAGAAAGCGTGCGCTAGCTTTCGTACCAGATTGTGCGCTGAAGAGCACCGTGTAGCCCTCTCGGCTGAGACAGCGACCGAGTGCGATTGCAAGTATAACTGTGGTCTTGCCTGCGCGTCTTGGTACACAGATTCCGAACGTGCCGTAGAGGTGTCTGTCGCGTTCACTGTTCCATGCGTTGAGTGCGCGTGCGATTATCCACTGCTGCGGTGTCGGCTTGAAGCCAAGCGTCTTACATCCAAGTAGGAACTCGTCATCGTAGCGTTCTGCGCCGTCGAATTCGGTGACGTGTAAAGGCTCAGCACCATCCAAAGAAAAAAGACCATTGACTACGTCGCGGGGGTTGCTGGCGATCTCAAAAGAATCGGCTTCGGCTTTGAATGTCACCATTCTCTTGTGCGTTTTTCTTCTTTTGGTCTGCCTTTGCCTGCGATTTTGTTCCCCATTTTACCACCGTTGCTACGGTTGCACGATCTGTGCGCTGCGCCTACGTGTGCAGGGTTGCCGCCTAGGCTGAGTGGTATCACGTGACCTACATCCCAGGGTTCTGTGTCGTAGACTGCTCCGCCGCATTCTGTGCATGGTAGCGGTAGCTGTGCTTTGATGTTGGCTCGTGCTTTGCGTACTGTGTGGCCTGACCAGCCGACAGCATCGTGATGCCTAGACATGTAACCATGTTATACCGGCA